ATTATGATAGGGGATGCTAATGGTAAACGAATTTCATTTATTAATGGTGATTTAATTATTTCAAGTTCTAACTTTACTCTACTTAACGGAAACATAACCGCATCAAACGCCACCCTATCAGGTAAAATCACAGCAAATGAGGGTGCAATTGGAGGTTGGGATATAACATCAACAGCCATTACTAAAAGTGGTATTGAGTTAAACTCAGCTGACACTTTCTTTAAAGCAGGAACAATAGCTTCAAACCTATCATCAGGCACAGGTATATTATTAAGTGGTTCAGGAGAAGCTGTTATAGGAAATCCTACAGGTCATAGAATATCATTTATAAACAATGATTTAGTAATAAGTGCTTCAAATGCTACACTAAAGGGTGATACAGTAGAAATAAGTGGTTCAAACTTTCATTTATTAAATGGAAATATAACCGCATCAAACGCCACCCTATCGGGTACAATAACCGCTAATGCAGGTAAAATAGGTGGATTTGCTATTACTCAAGACGCTATTACAGGTAGTGGGTTCTTCTTAAGCGGCTCAGCCACAGGCGATGGGTTCTTTATTTCTGCTTCTAACTTTAATGTTAAAGCAAATGGACAAATAACGGCTTCACGTGTTTTATTTACAGGTGGAAGCTTTGTAGGTGGAACGATAGGTGGTTTTACTCTTTCTTCTGATGCTATATCAGGCGCTGGGTTCTTCTTAAGCGGCTCAGCCACAGGCGATGGGTTCTTTATTTCTGCTTCTAACTTTAATGTTAAAGCAAATGGTACGATAACCGCATCAAACGCCACTTTATCAGGTACTATTACAGCCACTGCAGGCGTAATTGGTGGATGGCGTATAACTGATTCACAAATATCATCAAGTGGTATAATTCTTGCAACATCATCCGCTGAAGATGGTACTGCTGCTATTTTAATGGGTCAAGCAATTAAATTAGATACCGGTAGTGGTGTATTTTTAAATGGTACGGGATTTTTTAGAGTTGGAAATCCAAATGGTAAAAGAATTCGATGGGATAATGATGATTTAATTATTTCAAGTTCTAATTTTACTCTACTTAACGGAAATATAACTGCTTCTAATGTTAGGTTATCGGGTACAATAACCGCATCTGCGGGGTTGATTGGTGGATTTAATACAACAACAAATGCAATTAATACAACAAGTTCAATTATATCTGCTTCAGTTGATTTTGGTCCCCACATATCTTTAAGAGCAAATGGACAAATAACAGGTTCAGATGTTTTATTACGTAGATTACAATCCGATGGAAATGTTTATACTCATTTTGATACCTCAACAGGTATTATAGATGTACGAAATGTTGGTCGGCAGATTGTTCAAGATTATAATGGTATGACGATTGTGGGTGGAAGTAATAATGTTTGGTATGAATCTTCTGATTGTTATTATCCAATTCATTTTTTAGAAGGAGAAAATGCACTTTTAATATCATTTTCAATGTTAGGTCAGACTGGAAACGGTACAACTCCTGAACATTATGCTAAAATAACACTTTCATCCGCAAGTGTTGGAGGCCTTTCCCCCTTCGCCGGTGAGGATGCTAGTATGTTTGATACTTGGGGTGGTGAGATAGAAATTTTAGAAACAACTTTCACAAGTAATGGAATTAGAAGTCAAGTGATTATACCATCGGGATCGTTGGGTGGAGTAAAATCAATACCTGAAAGTTATCAGGGAAAATATTGTTTATTAAAGTTACAATTAAAACACGCCACCACAGCGGGCACAACAACAACAACCGCCGTAAGAGGATTAACAATAACTGCTACAAGAACATTTGCAGCAAATACCGCAATTGGCACTGGTTTTATCCAATATAAACAACCATATCAATAAAAGGATTATAATATATGCCAATAACAATAAATGCAATAACACAATCTGGACAGGGGGTTTATACAAACCTCTCTGATTCAAAAACTTACTTTAATAGTGGAATATCCGATTACATAGGTATTGGTACAACAACACCAAATCATCCGATTGAAATAAAAAGAAGAGGGCCATCGGGTAACACTCAAAGACAATTGGCAATGGGTGATACATCTGCTGGTCAAGTTTTATTTTTAGGAACATCCGATACAACAGCCAATCTTTCGGAAATAGAAGCAACAACTAGTGGCGGGACTAGTGCAGGATCTTTAATAATAAATAGGTTAGGTGGTGCTGTTGGTATTGGAGCAATGCCAACATCTTCTTTAACTATAAAGGGTAATTCATCCCACACTAGTGTTTCAGAATCATCACAATCTGGCACGAATTTAACATTAAATGCATCTACACACAAATATTTTTACTACACAAGAACACATGGTGGTATTGGTGGGGATACTATTCTTACTGCAAGTATAAATAACTTTAAAGATGGAAGTGAAATTTATATTTTTATGACATCTGATAGTTCTATAACTTCAACCGAAATGCATGTTCTATGTTCATCTACTAATACTAATTACAAAAACCCAAATATAAGTGGTGCTACAAATGGTAGTATTTTATACTATGGTCAATATAGTACAAATAATCATACTATTAAATTTTTGGGGGCTACTAGCGAATTAATAACGTTGCACTTGGTAAGCTTTGGTAATACTTTTTATGGTAGTGTGATTAGTAACGGAATATCCTAAACAAAAATAAACTCTATATTTATCTATATGGGAAATTTAATAAAAGAATGGGTTAAAGAAATATTAACCGAAGAAATAAAAGATGTAGTGGTTGTATATGCAGGAAGGTTTCAACCTTTTCATAAAGGACACTATGGAACATATTCACATTTAGTTCAAAAATTTGGTAAAGATAGGGTTTGGATTGGAACATCGAATAAAAGTGGTGGACCGAAAGACCCATTTAACTTTTTGGAGAAGAAAAAAATAATGACTACAATGTTTGATATCCCATCAGATAAAGTAGTTCAAGTAAAAAACCCATATAACCCAACCGAAGTATTAAGTGGATTTTCACCCAAAACAACAGCTTTTGTAACTGTAGTAGGAGAAAAGGATGCACAACGATTGGGTGGTAAATATTTCAAAAAGTTTCATAGTGGGGCCGGATTCAAACCTGCTACTGGGTATGAAGAAAATGGTTATGTTTACGCATCACCAATGCAGGCAAACTCAATAAGTGGAACGGATGTAAGAAAGTGGTTATCAGCTGGAGATGAATCAAAAAGAAAAGCAGGATTTAAAAAAGCTTATCCAACATTTAATCCGAAAATATACAACTTAATAACAAAGAAATTGATAGCAGTAGAATCCATAATGGAATCTTTCTTTAAGACATTTAATATAAAAACATTAACTGAATCAACACTAAGTGGTGGATATTTCGCAGACGGAGATGAACCTAACGCTATGTATGTAGTTCCTAATAAACGAAGGGTTTTGGGATTAAGTAAGCAAGCACAAAAAAACGATTATTGGTTTGTTAATGGTGGATATGTACAATTAGATTTTCCAAAAGCAGATGTAATAATCAAAAAATCCGCAAAAGGTACTGGGGATTTTTACCAATATAGTAGTACTAGAAAAGTATTTACAATGGATGACCTTTTAGATATTCCTGAAACCGAAGATTTTATAACGGCTGATACAGCAACATCACCATTGGATGTAACACCACCGGATGCACCACTTGATAATACAGTAGATATTACGGGATTAAAGGATGAAGAGTTACAAGAAGCTTATGCAAGATTGGGACACGAAATTGTTGAGTGGTCTACCAACACTAAAGTAAAGAGAATTAACGATAGACAATTTAGATTATTAGAAAAAATTGGTAGAAAGTTTTCTAAGTTTTTGTTAGAGGGTGGCGCATACGGACACATGAATCACCCATTTGATATGGAATTGGGTTTAACTTTTGGTGATTTAAAAAATATAATAACAAAAGCCCTAAAAGGTGATTTGAAATTAACAACAGAAAAGTGTATAGCGGGTGATAGTATTATTGAAACTAAAAATAATGGAAACATACCTATATCGGAGTTTGTGGATAATAAACTTACCGATTTGGTATTATCATTTAATGAAGTAACTGGTAATAATGAATTTATGGGTATTATGGCATCTTTTAATAATGATGATACTGATGAGTGGTTAGAAATAGAAATGGAAGATGGTAAAACTATTCAAGTAACCCCAAATCATAGGATGTATGTAGAGGGTATAGGGTATGTTCAGGCCAAAGATTTGACCGAAGATATGGAATTGAAAACATTGTAAAAATACACACAATAACCATCGGTTTTTTCACAAATCACATATTTATATAAAATAATACATACTATGGAAGAAGCTTGTAAATATTGTGGTAATAAACTTCAAATTAAAAGTAGTTTGAGTATAAATGGTCATATAAGAAATTGTGGTAAATTTAAAGAATGGCGTGATGGGTTATTTAATTATGATATGTTATATACTGAATATATAATAAATGGTAAATCTGCGCTACAAATTGCTAATGAAAATGGGTGGAGTTCATCTACAATAGTGAACAAACAACTTAGACGATTAAATATACCTATTAGAAATGTAAAACAATCTCATTATATGGATGGGTATAGAGATAGAATTGAAAAAACTAATTTGAAAAAATATGGTGCAATAAACCCATTATCTAAAGGGACAGTAATATTTCACAAAAGAAATAAAACTGTTAAAGAAAAATATGGAGTTGATAACATTTTTCAGCACCCAGAAGTTAAAGAAAAAATACGATTTTCTGGAGCATTTAAGTCTTTATTTCCAAATTACAATGTAAATGCTATACCAATTATAGAAGAGTATGGTAAGCAATATGGATATAACTTCCAACACGCGGAAAATGGTGGTGAGTATTATGTTGAAGGGCTTGGTTATTATTTGGATGGGTATGATAAAGAAAAAAACGCTGTAATTGAAATAGATGAATCGCATCATTTTAATAAAGATGGTTCACTTCGAAAAAGAGATGTAATACGACAGGAAAAAATAGAAAAGTTATTGGGCTGTAAATTTATAAGGATTAGATATGAAAATTAAATCAATAAAACCAATAAACAAAGTTCAGACCAGATATGACATAAAAGTTGATAATTTTTCATGTTATTACGCAAATGGTATATTGGTTCATAATACCGATGGACAGGCACTCGCTATTAGTTGGAGAGATGATAAGGGATTAATCGCTGCAAGAAACAAAGGACACCTTGCTAACATGGGCGAGAAAGCAATGTCAGTCGCTGATGTTGCTTCAAAGTTCGCAGGTAGGGGTGGACTAACCGATGCTTACAACTTTGCTATGCGGGACTTAGAAGTGGCAATAAAGGGATTGTCAAAAGCACAACGAGATAAGATATTTGCGCAAGGTAAAAAGTTTATGAACTTAGAAGTTATCTATCCAACATCCGTAAATGTAATACCTTATGGACAGGCTCTTTTAATATTTCATAACACAAATGAATACGATGAATCCGGTGTGGCGATTGGGGCAGACCCATCTGATGCAAAGACATTGGCGGGGATGATAAAACAAATCAATCAGGATGTACAAGAAAAGTATAAGATACAAGGACCACCAATTACACAATTACCAAAAGATGTAAATTTAGAAAAATTACAACCAAAATACTTGGGTATGTTAAAAAACTTACAATCTAAATTTGGTTTAAAAGATAGTGATGGGCCTGCAGAATATCATCAGGCTTGGTGGGGAGATTACATAGATAAAAATTCACCTGAAAAATTAGATAAATCAACAAAGGATGGATTGGTAAAAAGGTGGGCATTTTTTGATAAAAGTTTTAAATTGAGTACAAATAACATTAAATCTCAAAAGGTATTAGATTGGGCGGAGGGTGTAGATAAAAACGACCATCAAAAAATAACAAAAGATAATATCCGTCCATTTGAAGATATATTTTTAGGTGTTGGTGCAGAAGTATTATCGTTGATGAGTTCAGTATTAACAGTAAATCCGGATGAAGCAACCCGAAGTATAAAGCAAAGATTAGACCAAGTCATTAAAGATGTTCAGAGTGGTGGTGATGAAAAAAAGATAAAGAAATTACAATTAGAACTTGAAAGAATGGCAGCAATCGGTGGGCCTGATAAAATTGTTCCGAATGAGGGTGTTGTTTTTGTGTATAAGGGTAGGACGCTTAAACTAACTGGTGCTTTCGCAAGTTTAAATCAGATATTGGGTTTATTCTATTGATTTAGATATTTATATTAAAATAAGTTATGAGTAAGTTAAAAAACACAAAAGCGGTTACTGAAATGTTAGCGGGAACACATAAAACGCAAACACGAACAACCGTTGGTTTTGAAGAAATCCCTACCTATGTTCGTAGAGAAGTCGGTGAACAATGGCAGGATGAAAATGGGGATATGTGGGAGCAGAAAGCTGGGTATAAAGTAAAACTCGGTAAGCTTCATCAACTTAGGCAGGATTTGAAAAAGTTCCCTAATTGTATGAAGGAAACCTGCGACTGTAAAAACCCAAAGAGGTTAGATGAAAAAATGCGTGCTTTTCACGGGATGTGTTTTGATTGTGTATTAAGTATGGAATCAAAATTACGAATGAGTGGGGAGTATGATAGGTATGAAAAAAAGAAAATGCTGGAGAATGCGAAAGCATGGTTAAAGCAGGCTCAATTTGAAAAAGAGGCCCTTAAAGTTGCGTTAAGAATGAAGTTTATCAACGAGAATGGTTCGGTTGAGGAATGGAATGGTTTTAATATGGATGAACTTTTATCAAAAGTAGATTCTGATTTTGAAAAGTTGCGTGAGGAATATATCGAAAAATTGGAGCAAGAACTTGAAGAAGAAACAACAACAACTTAGAGAATTAATCCGAAGTGCGATAACACAAATTATCAAAGAGGATTTAAGAGGGTGGTTTGGTAAAGGTAAAACCGGTTCTACCACTGGGGGTGGTTGGGATAGATATTCTACTACAGGTGAAAAATTGGGCAAGTGTGGTGATGCTGAAGAAGGTGAATCATATTCGGCGTGTCTTTCTAAAGAAAAAGCAAATAAGTTAGGGCCTGAAGGTAGAGCATCTTTTGTAAAAAGGAAAAGAGCAGCTCAAAAGAAAGCAGGGGATGCCAAAAAAGGTGGTGAACAATCAAAAGGTCAAAAACCTGTTTTTGTTAAGACTGGTGCTTAGTACCCATATAATGGAAATGAACAAAAACTATATTTATATAATATAAATTAAATAGGAAAAAAACAATGAAAGTATCGCAATTAAGAAAGTTAATCCGAGAGGAAGCCAAAAGGGCTTTAAATGAAGGGCCACTTGTAACCACAACAAAAGTAAGTGAAAAAGATCTTAAAGATTCGGTGGCGAACTTAGAAACTTACTTAATGAAAATTGGTAAGCAAAAAAATATAAATTGGGATTGGAAGAACTTGGGTAGTCTAGTTGCTGATATTATTCATGAGGCAAGAATGCTAGGTGGATACGATGATAAACACTATTAAAATATAATCAAAAAGGTATTGTACAATGAAACTAATCGAATTAAGAGGATTAATTAAAAAGGCTGTAAAATCCCAATTAACCAAAGAAGGTGTATATGGTAACGATATTACTGTTAAAGAATTAAGAAGTAGTCCGGGAGATTCTGCTAACGATACAACTGTTAGATTAATCTTGATGAGAAAAGTTACAAGCAATACTGCAGTATATCGTTTAGAAACCGATAATTGGTTTAGAAGATATGAAAATCCTGGTAAGGGATATGGTATAATGATTAGAAAATTTAAACTTGGAAATACACCTGTTAAACCAACAATGAGTTGGGCTGTAGGACCTCATCACGCAATATACAATGCATTAGTAACCTATTTACCAAATCAGTTTGATAATATGGATGATGATAAACCCGAAAATTGGGAAACCTCAAAGGGTTATTTGATTTTAGGAAATAAAAATCTTACTGGACATGATATTTTATCAAATGGGCCAGATACAAAAGATTTTGAACAATTTGTTAAAATGAATATAGGTAGTTACAATCCATAATTTGAGGAAGTAAATGAAACTAATATTAGAAAAAAATGTTCCAACCGACCCATCAAAATGGTCTTATTACAAAGCTCAAGCAAAGAAAAAGTTTGACGTTTACCCAAGTGCCTACGCCAACGGTTGGGCTGCGAAACAATATAAAGCAGCAGGTGGTGGTTGGAAAACCGAAGAATCTGTGGATGAAGCCAAAAAAAATTTAGGATTTGAACTTGGTGATTTTGTTCACTTTAAATCAAAAAATAAAACTGGGATGGTTCTAAAAATTCAGGGTAGTAAAGTAACCATCAGAACTCTTCAAGGCCCATTTGTAGGTGATATAAAAGATATTCAAATTCTTGCACAAGATAATATAAATGAGGGTAATGCATTTACTGGAGCGCTTTATAATGCAAGAAAAGAAGGATTAAAAGAGTTTGAATTCAACGGAAAAAAATATCCTGTGATAAATGAAATTGATGATGAGCCCAGCAAATCCTCCGTTAAAAAATCAGGCAAAGAACAAGAAGCACAACAAAAGGAAATGTTAAGTATTCAAAAAACATTAAAAGATAATGCTAAAGATACTGTTGCTTATAATAAGATACCTCAAAATAAAAGAACCTCTGCGCAAAAGGCCCATTTAAAAAAAATGGCCGATTTAACAACTAAATTAAAAAAGTTAAAAAGTTTAACCGAAGATATTGATGTGGGGCATCAGGATGATGAACCTAATATGTTAAAGGTTGATTTGTTTCGTATTGCTAAATACGCAAAAGAACTTTATGAAATGATGAATCAGTTTGATAACTCTGATGAAGAAGTTGATTTTCCTCATTGGTGGCAATCTGATATTATTCGTGCAAAAGAATTAATGGTTAATGCAAAACATTATTTGAATGGTGAATTAAATGTAAATGGTAATCCTTTGGGTGAAGGTAAAAAAAGAATTAGTGAGGGGTTGAGATGGCATTTAAAAAACAAAAAGCCGCTTTCTGAAAATGTATTTAGATATGGTTCTCCCAAATTTTTTAAGTTAGTAAATGAGTGTAGGAACTTGTGGAGAAAAGGTCAGTTCATGCCAATGAATGAAAGTGATGAATGGTTTTTAGATTCTGATATGGGTAAGATTGGGATTTATGAAGGTAAGAAAGTTTTATTGGATTTTCCAATGTTGGTAGAAGCTCAGTATCAAGGAACTGAAGTAGAGTTAAATTCACCAAAAAGAAATTCAGGTGAAGGTAAAAAGTATGTTGTGTATGTAAAAGACCCATCAAGTGATAACATCAGAAAAGTAACCTTTGGAGATGTAAAGGGTGGATTAACTGCGAAAATAAACAACCCAGAAGCAAGACGGGCATTTTCTGATAGACATAACTGTCCTGAAAAAACCGATAAAACAACACCAGGATATTGGTCTTGCAACCTACCCCGTCATTGGTCTAAAATCGGTGGTGGTGAGGATATAAACTCATATTGGTAGTATGGCAAAAAGACCGTATTCTGAAACCAGGTCCGAAAACAATCTTCGTAGAGTATTTAAACCAAATGTAGATAATTCGGAATTGGTTTGGCATAGAGATAGGGAAGATAGATTGGTAGAGGTTGTAAGTGGTAAGGGTTGGATGTTTCAGTTGGATAATGAAGTTCCGATTGAATTAAAAGCTGGTGATAAATTTAAAATTAAAAAAGAAACTTACCATAGAATTATTCGTGGAAATACACCACTTGAAGTAAATATTAAATTATTGAATTAATTAATCTTAATTCTATATTTATTATAAATAAGTTACGATGAATTCATATCATGTATTTTTGGTCAATCAAAATAGACCACCAGGCTCTTTTGAGTTATTAGTTCAAATGTATTCTTGTATTGTTCATAAAACAAAAAATGCCGATACGCCATTATACTTAATAACGGATAAAAAATCAAAAGAATTTTATGATAGTTGGAATATAACCCCACTTTATGATGGTGTTATTACTGATTATTTTGATGATTATCCATACGATAAAATATCACCAAACTTTTGGGCATCACCTAAATTGTGGGCAATGTCAAAGTTAAAAACTCCATTTGTTGTTTATGATACTGATTTGGTTTTGTATAAAAATTTAAAGAAAGAATCGGTGGGATGCGATTTATTGTATCTTCATAGAGAATCACCAACTACATATGGTAATCCATTGGATATAGAACATTCGGATAATTGGAAATGGGATAAAAAGCTAATAAATTCTTTTAAAGATTCATTTCCAATGAATTGTGCTATTGTTGGGATGTTCAACGAAAAATTTAAAAACGATTATGTAAATCATTACTTTAATTTTGTTTTGGGTGGTAGTGGGGAAACAAAAAATATGACAAAAGAAAAGTTATTACTGTACGCCGAATCATCACCACAAATTATATTAGAACAATGGTTATTAGCAGCACTTTCAAAGTATTATAAAAAAATAAAAACAAAAGCATTGGTCCCCGTAGTTTATACCAATCAATCTTTTTACACATTTGATTTTGATTCTCAATCAGAAGATGCTCACAAATTATTAAACCAATCAATATACCATTTGTGGGGTGCTAAAAAGTTTGAAAATGACCCGAAATCAAAGTTGTATATAAAATCAAAAGTGGATATTGTAAACGCATTACCAATAATAACATCCAGCCCATACAATCGGTTATTAATTGATAAAGCATCATATTTAATATCAAAATTAGTTTAACAAAAAAAATCAATATTTATAAAAATAGGAGAAAAGTTATGAACATTTTAAAAAAATTATTTAGTTTAATTTTTGGACAAAAAGCCAAACCAAAAAAGATTGAAACATTGGTAGTTCCAAAACAACCAACTTTTACATCATCGCCAAGATATGCTGGTACATTAGCACCAACTTGGGAATCGAAAACTGAACAACCAAAAGTTGAACAATCCAAAGTTGAACAACCCAAAGTTGAAGTTAAAAAAGCAACACCTGTTGCCGAAGAACCTAAAACTGATGCTGTTGTTGAGCAAAAACCAAACCCAAAAAGAAAAAATAATTATAGAGCAAAGCATAAAAAGCAAAAAAAGAATAATGAAAATATCTAAAATTTTTGGATTAGTAGTAGTTGTATTAATTGCCCTATTTTTACTTAGGGATAAATTACCTATGGGGTTTGTTAAGAGAATTTTTAACAATGAACCTACTATAGACACCGTTACAACGGTGGAATATAAATACGATACTATCACTAATGAATCAAAAGTTTATGTACCACAATGGAAAGATAGGGTTGTAATTGATATTGATAGCTTTATAGTAAACCAACCTCAACCTATTGATACAATGGCACTTTTGGCAGATTACTATTCAAAGTATTATTACGAAGATACTGTTGCGGTAGATACCTTTGGGTATGTGGTATTAAAAGATACAATTTCACAAAATCAAATTCAGTCCCGACAATCAATCACAAATGTTGTCATACCAACAAAAACTGTTACCCATAGTATTTTAATAAATAAAAGAGAAATTTATTTAGGGGGTGGTTTTACAGGTAGTAGAAACTATATGATTGCCAATGGTGAATTATTAATTAGAACCAAAAAAAGAAAATCATTTGCATTTGGTGTTGGTATAGATAACGAATTAACTCCAAACTTTACGGGAAAGATTTATTGGCAAATAAGTAAATAAACCAATGGCTGGTAAAACTTTAAAGGAATTAATATCCGATGAGTATGTAAAGTGTGCAAAAGACCCCGTATACTTTTTTAAAAAATTTTGTTACATACAACACCCACATAGGGGTAAGATATTATTTAACCTATACGATTTTCAAGAGGGATTAATTGATAATTTTAAAGAACATCGTTTTAATGTTATCCTTAAATCACGTCAGTTAGGTATATCCACTATTAGTGCTGGATATGCAACTTGGTTAATGTTATTTCATAACGATAAGAACATACTTGTAATCGCTACCACACAGGATGTAGCAAAAAATCTTGTTACAAAAGTTAGGTTTATGTATGATAACCTACCAAGTTGGTTAAAAGTTCCTGCTGCAGAAGATAACAAATTATCATTAAGATTAAAAAATGGTTCGCAAATTAAAGCAGTATCCGCAACCGAAACGGCAGGTCGTTCTGAAGCACTTTCATTATTGATTATTGATGAGGCTGCATTTATTAAAGGTATTGAAGAGATATGGTTATCAGCGCAATCAACATTATCAACTGGTGGTGGGGCTATTATTCTTTCAACTCCAAATGGTGTAGGTAATTTTTTCCACAAAGTTTGGTTGCAAGGTGAGCAGGGTGATAAATGGCATCCTACAAGATTACATTGGACAGTTCATCCCGAAAGAAATCAACGATGGAGAGATGAACAAACCCGATTATTGGGTGAAAAGGGTGCTGCACAAGAATGTGATACTGATTTTATATCATCGGGTTATACTGTTGTAGATGGTAGCGTATTGGAGTGGTATAATGAAACTTATATTACCGACCCGGTTGAAAAGCGTGGGTTTGATGCGAATTATTGGATATGGGATTACCCAAACTATGAAAAGAATTATATTGTTGTAGCTGATGTTGCTAGGGGTGATGGAGCAGATTATTCTGCTTTTCATGTCATTGATGTTGAACGAATTGAACAGGTGGCAGAGTATAGGGGTAAGATAGAAACAAAGCAATATGGGGCTTTTCTAACATCAGTTGCAACGGAATGGAACAATGCTTTGTTGGTGATTGAAAACGCAAATATTGGGTGGGCAGTTATCCAAGAGGCAATTGACCGTAATTATCAAAACCTTTATTATTCATATAGAGAACTGGGTTATATTGATGAGGATATTCATTTAAGGCGTGGTTGGGATTTAAAACAAAAAGAGGATATGGTTCCAGGGTTTTCAATAACACAAAAAACCCGTCCATTGATTGTATCAAAATTAGATACTTATATGAGAGAGAAATCACCTATAATTCGCTCTAAAAGGTTATTGGATGAATTATTTGTGTTTATTTGGAATGGTTCAAAGGCAGAAGCACAGAGGGGTTACAACGATGATTTAGTTATATCATTTTCCACAGGTCTTTGGGTAAGAGATACTGCTCTTAAATTAAGACAGCAAGGAATGGATTTAACCAGATCTGCATTAAGTCATATCACCAAAGTATCTTCAAACCAACCAGGAGTATTTTCAAGCAGAAATCAAACACAAAACCCATACTCAATGAAAGATATTCGTGGTAACGATGTTGACTTGAGTTGGTTATTATAAAAAATTTATATTTATATTTATGGCAGATAAATCACTATTCGGTAGATTGCAAAGATTATTTTCAACGCAAGTTGTAATAAGGAGAATTGGTAAAGGTAAAACTCGTGCAATTGATAGTCAAAGATTACAATCACAGGGTAATATAAAAGGAACATCTTACTACGATAGATTTGGTAGATTGCACAGCACCCGTCAAAATTGGGAGACATACAACAATCAATACAACTATTCATCCAACAAATTAGAGTTATATACGGATTATGAAGCAATGGATAAAGATTCAATTATCGCTTCGGTGTTAGATATTTATTCGGATGAATGTACTCTTAAAAACGATATGGGTGATGTTTTACGAATTAATTCTGATGATGAAAATATAAAAAAAATACTACACAACCTTTTTTATGATGTCCTAAACATTGAGTTCAATTTATGGGCATGGATTAGGGGGATGAATAAATATGGTGATTATTATTTAGATTTGGATATAGAAGAGGGTATTGGTATTGTAAACGCATCACCAATATCTGCGTACGAGATTGAAAGGGAAGAAGGTTTTAATCCTGATAATCCATATGAAGTTCGTTTTAAAATGACATCTTTTGGTGGAGGTACAACAGGATTTAATTATCAAAAATCTCAAAATGATTTACAAAATTATATTCCATTCTATAGAATAGCACACTTTAGATTATTTTCAGATACAAACTTTTTACCTTACGGCCGTTCACTTTTAGAACCTGCAAGAAAGACTTGGAAGCAATTGACCCTTATGGAAGATGCGATGTTAATTCATCGTATTATGAGAGCACCTGAAAAGAGGGTATTTAAAATTGATGTTGGTAATATACCACCAAATGAGGTTGACCAGCACATTAGAAACATTATTGAT